AGGGTCTGCCTTTCCTTTATTAACAATTGATGCACCAATTTCTGTAGCTTCAATTTCATAAGCATACCCGTTGGTGCCGTCCTTGCGGGTAAAAGAACGACCCTTCAACTTGCCATGGACAATAACTCTCTGTCCCTTCTTTAAGGACGAAGCACCCTCAGCAAGACGACGCCAACAAGCAACATCAATGTAGGTGGTGTCACCATCCTTCCACTGACCATCTGTATCCTTGATACGCTCATTACTTGCAATGCGAAGTCGTGCTAACTTATGTCCAGCTGCTGTCTTATTTTCTGGATCAGCAACTAGATTTCCTATTACAGTAATCGTACTCATCTTTTTATTCCTCGTACTTTCTTCCTATTTGGGATAACTTCTCCCTTATCAATTACTGGTTCCAATGTTACCATAACCCCATGACTTTCCAATAGGGTTTTAACTGCATCAAGATACATGATGCACTTTAATCTTTCACTATCATTATAGTGAAGCCACTGACTTTCATAAAATCGAATAGCAAGAAACGATGGTTTAAGATCATATTCGACAATGTCAATAACAAAATCATGAGGTATCTTTACCTTATGTACCTCTTCACGCATCTTTGGTGTATATAGATTCATGATATCTCCATTGTTGCCGCTAATAAAATATTAAACCAGTCATCATTTTGCTTATGACTATTCATTTCTTTTGATATTTTTCCATTCTCTAGAAAAACACCGCCCCATACTCCCCATTCCTGTCTAGATACTCCAACAGCTAAGCAATCACGTTGTACTGGACAACTCATGCATAAATTATCTATTGCATATCTAATTTTTTGCTGTTCCTCATACTTATCAAAGAATAAGTTTGAATCCATGTTTAGACAGGCAGCTTTCTTGGACCAATTACCTTTCACCCCTTAATCAGGGTATTTGGAATATCCCATCCCGTGCCATTAACATATGGGTACGAAATCCTCTTATACCACTTTCCCGTCCCTCTGTCATATGCACCACGAACATCGTATTCTGCTCCATCATCTTGAACTTTATAAACAATTTCCCAACCATCCCATGATAGCCCTGAATTATTGTTTACAACATTTTCTGCTTGTTCAAGCGTTGTTATCTTCATTGGTCACCCTTCCGTATTGAGTGAACATTAATATTATTACCAATACTTGTGTTCCTGCTAAAAATACTAATCCTATCTGATCAGTACTAATACCATACGCTAATGTTACACCAAGTTGTGCCATAAAAGCAAGCACTGTTAGAAAAATTTTTATAAGATTTAATGCTGTAAATAGTGAAAAAAATACAGCAAAGTAGTAAATTGCTGATACTGCAAAATACAATAACGACCACTGCTCTAATGACATTCTTGCTCCATTGTATAGATAACCTTTTTAATGCCAGACTTAGTAATTAATCTATCACATATTGCACATGGCTTACTATTACGATCAAGGCCTTGCCTATTTACCCTTGCTACATAAAGAATAGCGCCCTTAGTATGCTTACCAGCCTGCTTGATTGCTTCTTGTTCTGCGTGCCTAGAACAATGAGTTTTAATATGATTTGGAGAAACAGTTAGTGGATGATTCTTAAACTTATTAAATCCAGTCCCAACTACTCTTCCACTTTTAACTACAACTGCCCCATGCTTTTTTCTTTCTTCTGATAGATCTGCAATAAGTCGTGCAAGATTTAAAAAATTTACATCTTTATTACTTAGCATCAGAATTTGAATACTCCTGTCTCTACTCCACTCAATTCTGCTAGGGCTGCCAATTTTGACTTACCATCCCCCCTTGTACCAAAAAATGCAAAGTAATTAACATTCTCAATTCTTTCTTCAATATATTTTGAGGGAAGCTTTTTAAAAGATAGCTTGAAACCTTTTTGCCTTAAATAGTTTTCAGTAATGTTGCAAAAGGCTGCTGTAAAATTGTTAACATTATGTGGTCCAGCAGACCATACTTCAATTTCTCTATCTTGGTTTACATTAGACAATGCTACACCCATTGCCCTAGTAAATACGTCATAATCCTTAAAGGATTTTGTCCCTTCAACAGCGATAATCATTATTATTCCTTAATTATTATAGATACCGTCTAATATATCCATGAGTCTATCAAGCTCTTTTTTAGAGAGCTTATGGGCATCAATAGGTCGTGAGTTTTCACTATCCACATACCCATCAACTACGTCTGATTCGTAAAAGATATTTTCATGTACCCAGTACGCTTTATCTTCAGTAATTGCGACTTTTATTATATTCTTTTTTCTAGCTTTGTCAAGCTGTGTTTCTATTTTTTGTTTTTTCTTGCTCATCTGCGTTAGCTGATAGCTGTAGTCTAAGGTCTCTAATAAGTGACTCAGACTGTAACTTATATAATAAAAATTCATGCTCAAGTTTATATGACTTATTCCTATAATACTCAACCATAGCCTGTAAGCTAGCGACTTCAATGTCATCCATAACATCTCCTTTTACTTTCTACTAGCTATCTATCAAATAGATTCTTATTAAAGGAAAGTGGTGAGTTTACCCATAGATCTTTCTTTGCATATCTTCTTACAATTGCCCTTGACCATGCAAATCCAGCATCGCCACCCCATGCATCCCACATAATTCTTCCATTTGATGGATTAGATGTATTATAGAAGTCTTTGCCCTTCTTGTCTACTTCATGACGAGAGAAAAATGAATACATTCTTCTTACTGTTGACAAAGACATAGATCTTCCAGAAACAATATCTGTAGCTCTTCCCCAACCAACTGGGGTTCCTGCACCAGTTGCCTTACCATCTTCCTTCCATTTCAACGCACGTCTTGCAGCAGACTTCATTCCAGAATTTGGTGTGAAAGTTTCTTCAGCTTTTGTTAAATTAAGAATATCGTTAGCCTTGCTTAAAGTTTTCATTTTATGTCCAACAACTATATCAGTTGGTTTTCCATTTCTATAAACTCTAATTGCTACAGCAGGATCGTCTGGTGTTCCAGTAATAGTAAAGTCTGAGTTTGGAACGTTATACTTGCCATTTCTAATAACTCTTAGAACCTTTCCTCTTGCTCTACCACCACTTGAATTCCAAGAAACCATTTGACCTACACGAACTGAGTCAGCTTTATCCATTGAATCCATCATTTCACTAACAAATTCTTCCATGTAATATTGATCCATTCCAGATATATCCATATTTGGGTCAACTAAATCATCTGGAATTGCTGCTAATCTACACTTAGCATTCTCTTCTACTAAAAATGAAAGAAGCTTGCATCCAAGACCGCCTTCAGCTTCATAATGAAATGCACAGTTTCCACATTTAACACCAATAATAGCATCTTCATTTTCAGAAGCTGGTTCATATCCAACCCATACTCCAGAAGATCCTTGATCAAATGGCCCATACTGTTGCACAATTTCTACAAGTGCATCATGAAATGCTTTTTCTTCTGGATTAAGTTTTTGATAAAGTTCCATAATTATTCTTTTCTAAATGATAATGGAGAGTCTTTCCACATTTCTTCTTTTTTAATTAAATCTAAAATTTCTTGAGCTTTTTTAGTATCGTTTTCAGATGCATAGATAGCAGCTTGTTGGCGTAGTGCTGCACCTCTTGTTGGGTGACAGCCATGAACTTTGCCCTCACCACCTACTACTGGATAACCCTTACATCCATGGGTGCCTTTGCCCCCTATTATATATCTTCCTTTTCCTGGTGGCATAATTTCCTCCTAATAAGTGTATTAATACGATTATATCACTTATATTATGTTTGCATTAATTAAATATTCACGAATATCTTCTGGAATTTCACGTTTTTCCTCAGCCTCTTCTTGAATATTTTTTGACTTTACCATATCCCATGTATGAATTTCTATTTCATCACCACTATCTCTTCTACCACGACTAATTGCATTATAAACAGAACCACACATAGCGTCTGCTAAGTCCTTAGATTTCTTTCTTGGATGATCAACTCTATTATTTGGCATAATTCTTAACTCAAGAAGTTCATCAAGAAGTAGGTCAATGTGTGGACCAACTACTCTTTCTTCATAAAAAAGCATGGCTAAATCTTCATAATGTTTCTTAGCAACAGATAGTGTTTCAGAATTTATACCAACACTTCTCAAATCTCTTTGAATATCAAAGCTTTGCCAGCGGTCAAATGTAACTATTCCTAAACTAAAACCCATTCTTCTTAAATTAATAATCCAATTCTTTACCTCTGATAAATCAACTGGCCCCTCAACCTTTGGCTCCCACCAAGCTACTGCGTCAACAACAACAATTGGAACTATTTGTTGATAGTTATTAAATGCCTCAAGCGTTACCCACTTTTCTATATGACTAATAGCTACAGCACACTTATCATGTCTTTGTGCAAGGTCAGCATGAACGTAATAGATTTTTTCTGGATCTGGTTTAAATGATGGATCAAATCTTCTAAAAGCATCTAGTGGATTTCTTATTGATAAACATTTTTCAATCTTCTCTCTTGATTTAAAGAATGAGTCACTAGATGTTGTTGGCATACATGCAAAGCGCATGAGTGCATCTGCTGGTTCTTTGAAGAATGAAATTTTAAAATCCGCAATAGATCTTGTTGGATTCATATCCCATGTTGGTCTTTTTAATGCAAATACCCTGGGATACTTATAAGACTTTATATGATCTTCT